GTAGCTAATATTACATAGTAGGCAACGTTTTCGTTATTGACAACTTGTCTTCTAGATCTCCCCTGATAAGAATCATAATCCCAATTAATGTCGTCGTTTAATTCGACTTCGGGTTTTTTCTTTTGTCTTGCCATGTGGGTGGATTTTAGGTTTATACTTAGAATTATCTTTTTGTTTCTTCTTTTATATCATGTTTCCTTCTTCATCAAATTCATGACCACCTGATCTCAAATTGGATTCTATATTTTCGTCTGACATTAATTCCTCATAATGACTCTCTAGTTTTGTGTATAGATCGTCACTTTTTTTCTGAGCCCAATCTGTAATTACGGGCTCTATTTTTTCGCAAACGTCGTTAAGATCTATCTCTATTATCATACCCAGACCAAGATCAAGCTCAATCTCATCTTCCCCGTCAACTTCAACTAAAGCTGAAACGGTTTTGCTGTGGTAGTGTCTATTGCTTTCTCTCTGTATTGTGATGTATAGGTTATCCGAGATCTCGTTTAGTACATTTTCAAATTTGCTTGAAATTTTGCTACCAAGTCCAACCAGCTCTGGTGTAACCCCTACAGATTTAAGAAATTTTCTATTGTCCGATACCCTTCCGGTGAAAGATGCGCCGTCACCCTGTGAATAGAATCCAGAAAACTGGCAGTCCACATTGATCATGCCGATCTCCTCCAGATCCCCAGTAAATCCTTCGATGATAGGTTCCCACCAATCGTAAGATTCGATGTCATAATCACGGTTCTTCTCTATGGCATTTTTTTTAGCCTCGGGTGATAGTTCGTCAAATGTATAAGATTTCCCTCCGTCCGATTCAGAGAGATTTGAGAATTGATTGTAGTTAAGGACTTTCATAATCCTATATATCGGATAAAGCTCATTTAAAAGCGTTTAGCGAGCTCGTTTATCTTTTCTATATCTTCATTAGATAAACGATAATAAGCTTCGCTAAGCTTATTTAAACTGCCTAAAAACTCATCGTGCATGAATGTATTCTTAGAGGATGTAGCCGGATCTATTATTTCCTGAGCACTTTGCGGGAAGTATTCTCTGATGCTCTTGATCAGCTCTTTCTTAAGCATTGTGTCGTCTGCACATTCCTCTACTACTAGATCGATCAATTCAATTTTTTCCGCTCTACCGCATTCGCTTACGAATTCACTTGGATCTATGTCCACTTCTGTGCTAAACTCTGGCATATTTTTTTGATTTAATTTGTTTTTGTACTCGGGAAGGGACTTGAACCCTTATGTAACCAATTACTCTTTCTACATGGTATAAGCATGAGGAGATACCCGAGTGTATTTGTGGTCCCTACAGGAATCGAACCTGTGACCTCAAAATTATGAGTTTTTTGCTCTAACCAACTGAGCTAAGGGACCTTTGTTATTAATTATACTCAAATCTAACAAACCGTTTCGGTTTAAAAAAATTTTTCTCCAAAAAAAGATAAACTTTTCCAATATATAGGATTGGATAACTCGAATCCCGCGAATTTTTTCCACTAAGGAGCTAAAACGTGAAAATATTTTCCACTATGGACGATCCCAGCAGTAAAACGACTAATGAAATTAAAGAGACTAAAAACAATAGCACTCATACTGGCGACGTTTTTCAATCCCTTGGGATTCGACGCACTCTTTGCGATCGTTACCAAGTGGACGGGTTCGTATTTAATCACAGACATCTTATTCTATATGGCTTCTGCCTCCTTCTTTGTTCTGTATTTCTTGCTTGCAAAAATTGAAAAAGAAAAGGGATCAGCTAACTAAAGCTAATCCCTATCTCGGTGTTTGATTTGGTTACACCTTATTCTTCGGGATAGTCCGGTTCTTCTTCTCCGTCATGAGCTTCTGATAAAGCATCATAAACGAAATCTTCGTTTGCTAGATATCTTTCTATTACACCCATTACTGATGGATCTTTAACTGGTATGTAGGTATCTAGTACATCAACTTCGAGATTATTTATGGTTATTCCTATGTCCTCTACGATAACTCCACCCCCTACATCATGAAATCCGTGTCCTTCCTCCTTTTCTGGAGCCTCAAAATAGGTTGTACCCTCAGCTTGAAAATCCACTATGAAGTTAAATCCTTTGAGATTAAATTCCTCGCCTTCAAAATCCACCATGGTGTTTCTAGCCATGCCTTCATTTAATTTTCCGAATTCTTTTAGATGTCTCATTTATATTGAATTATTTGTTTACTATATATCAAAAAAAACCTCCAGAAAACTAATCCTGGAGGCGTGAACCAAAACAAACACCTAAAAAGATCTATGATCAACCTTGATAGGGTTACGTTCGTTATACCAGGTCAAATTAATAATGTTTCATCTTTTTTGTCAATCGATATCGTTATTTAGTAAAAAAAGAAGGCATTTTTTCAAATTTTCATCCTCTAAATCGTCCATTACCGCTCTCGGAGACTTGTTTTGGATGAGATCGAAGATGGTTTTTACCGATTCTTCACCATAGGTATTCATCGCTTCCTGAACCGTCTTCGATGTTATTACTTTTGCTTTCATTGTTGTTTTTAAAAAAATTATCTCTTATGATAACAAACAGGAATAGTGATAAGCCAAAAATTCCTAGTATTGCTACTATTATATTGCATATGAGGTCAAAGTATTCCATTCTATTATTTTAATGATATATAACTGTGATGAAAAATCTCCAAACTTTTGCCTTATTTGAGTCTTCTTCGTATAATTATACGATTGATGATGTTAAAAGGTTGCCACTATTTAAGTTGTTAGAAAAGCTTGGATTTTATGATAGCACTTCATCTACAATATGGAGACATGGTAATATGAGAATCTATAATGATGTTCTTTATATGAGTGATCCATCTGAATGTATAACTATCTATGGTAACGGTCCGGTTAGAAAAACTATTAAAGGCATGTTTGGAAAGGGTGCACCTCACATATTAAAGAATTTTAATTCAAATATCGTATCTTTGGCAGATTGGAATGCCCGATTTGCATATCTTGTTAACTGGGCTAGAAAAAGATATAATAAACAAGGCATACCGTTTGACCTATCTAAAATCCCTAATATAGAAAATTATCTGGAATCTATCTATAAAGAAGATGTCGAAATCTTTATGGGTATCTATAAAGATCTGGATTTAAAATCCAAAGAGTCATTCTTGAAGAAAATTGGTAAGACTGAACAGGATCTAAATAAATTGGTTAGCCTTTATAATAGAGCAACCGATATTATGAGATGGACTTAATCGTTCCTTCTCATGTCCCTCTCTATATCCCTTTCCTTAATAGATTCCCTTTTGTCATAAAGCTTCTTACCTCTAGCTAAAGCTATTTCCATCTTTAACCTATTCTTTTCGTTTACGAATATCTTAACAGGTATTATCGTAAGACCTTTATCCAAAGACGATCTCAGCTTTTTTAGCTCTTTCTTTCTCAGTAGAAGTTTCTTGTCCCTGAGTGCTTCGTGCTGAAATGAGCCAGGGCCAGGAGTTATCCCTAGTCCCTTAACCCAAAGTTCTTCGTTATTAAAAATGCAATATGTGTCAACCATAGAAGCCCTGCCGTCTTTGATAGCCTTAACTTCGGAGCCAATTAGGCATATCCCCGCAGTGTAGGTGTCAATAAACGTGTATTCAAATCTGGCCTTACGGTTAACTATGGATTGCATTATTTTCTTTTTTTCTCCTTCTTGAGAACTACTTCATCAATGATTCCGTATTTTACTGCCTCTTCTGCACTTAACCAGAAATCTCTAGTTGCATCTTTCATGACCTGCTCTGGTTTCTTACCGCAGTAACTTCCAAGAAGATCGAAAAGAATCTTGTTAACCTCTTCCCACTCTTGCATATCAATCTTTGCATCCTGGATATTTCCTCTAAATCCTCCGCTTGATTGGTGAAGCATCACCTTACTGAATCTCAAAGAGCTTCTTTTACCTTTAGTACCTGCTCCCAATAAAACAGATCCCATTGATGCTGCCATTCCGGTATTTACTGTTCTGATGTCACATGCGATGTATTCCATAACATCAATCATGGATAGACCGGACTTAACAGATCCACCTGGTGAATCGATGTGCATAGTGATGTCTCTGTCGTCAACAGAATCTAAAAACATCAGCTGAGCCTGAACCACAGTCGACATGTCATCATCAACTCCTCCAGCAACCCAAAGAATGCGATCTCTCATTAAACGTGAGAAGATATCCATCTGAGTAACTCTCATTTCTCTTTCCTCTAAGATATAAGGCGTCATTGACGATTGGATTCTTTTATCGAAGTAATCCAATCTCAGTGAGGAGATTCCGTGTTCGCTTCTAGCGTACTTTTCAAATTCTGATCTGTAGTTCATATTATTTACTTGTTATTGATTTTCTTTGTTATCTAATAGTTCATCGACGTCTATATCTTTGATCATGTCATTTAGAACTTCGCTTAAAGCATGATCCTCGTCAAATTCCCCCTTGTCTTTTATGTCAATCCAGTCCACTTTTGTTTCATAGAAACAGGTTAATTTAATTCCATCCTCCACAAAATTCATTGTTTCCACTACAAGACCTTTCCATTCTTCCTCATAGTAACCCATATCAGCTCCTGGTTGATTTCCGTGTTTGGCTGTGGTGTAAGGTCCTCCTGGAGGATCAAACATTATAAGCTTATTGTCATCGGTATGAGAAGTCCGATAAAAATCAGAGTATCCTGACATTATAAATTCAGTCAACGATATTCTTTCAACTACTATCGTATCTGAATGACGATTTAGGTGGCTTGATTTTTTAATATCCATGGTTATTTCTATTTCTTCTATTTACAAAATATTCTTTTATTGGATCATATTCAGAATCAACTTCATTTGCGATCGCCCACCAGCACACCAATCCTGTTATGATTAACGTTATAAAGAACGTTGTCCATTTAGCCCACGTTGGAGGTTCTACTGTGATGTAAGAAAATTCTTTAAAGTCCTTCCTTTTATATTCTTTTTCCACATTTGTCCAAACAGATTCTGCGATATAGTCAGGTTTGAATTTCTTGTGGTCCATAATCATTTCTCTTACGTCTGGAATGATGCGTCTTGCAGGTGACCAAGTAAATGGTTTAACCCATTGAATCTCTCTAGTCTTGCTGCTCAGTCCCACACAGACTACGAGTTCATTGTCGTTTCCTCCGTCCCAATAAGCCTCTTGCATGTTGGCTGATAGTGTTGGCTTGTCCGTGAAGAATAGGAAATATATCCTTGCGTGTTTCTTTACACCCAAGTAACCGTTTAAAAACTTAGCCCATTGCTTCATTGTATCTGACTCGCGTCTGGACATCCATTTAACTTTGTCTAATCCTAATACGGTTTCTTGTTGATGATCTTTTAGTTCAGGATAATCGAATAACCCATAGCTCTTAACATCATCTTCGGTAACTTCCGGATAATCGAATGCTGTGTGTGCAGCTTGAACCCTGTTTTCGTACCAGTGATCGGTTGTGGTTGCTTCTGCTGTCATTGGGTCTTTATTCCAGTTTACCCTGTACATGTCTCCATCTTTACCGCAACCAAATCCACCGTCGTCGATATCTCTGTTTAGCTCGACGAATTCTGGTGTGTCCTTCCATTTCTTTACTAGAAAGTCATAGAACTCTTTAGATATTTCATATTCGTTCCCTAGAGAGTTTACTACCGTCCAGTGTTCTGGATTTTCGTCGCAATACGAACAGTCATACGATATTGTTGTTGTGCAGTTTTTACCGCAGCTTACTGTTCTTGTACAGGTCCTATGGACATACGTTTCCCAATACTCGTAATACCTTGCTTCTACAATAAGAGCTCCGTGATATTCTGTATCATTTACTCTTACCTTTTCTACGGTGAACTTAAATATACCGATGAAAACGAAACACACAATTAAAGGAATGACGCCCTCCCACCAGGCCATATACTTAGGGAACCATTTGAGCATTACTAATGCTGCTACAATGGGGATCAATAGACAAAACCAAATTGACATGTTTCTTTCTTTTATAAAAAAGGGATCAACCCGTTAGGATCGATCCCGATTTTTGTGTGTAATTAAAATACGTTTACGTCGTTATCTTTACCTGATTGGATAACACCGTCAGTTCTATCTGAGGTGATTGGCTTGTAAACCAATTTGCTCCTTCCGAACATTGATAGAATAAATCCTGAAGGGAACTTTGACATTATATTATCGTGCTCTAAAACGATTCCTTGTATCATTTTTTCTTCCATGAAGAATCCGTCCCGTTGGCCTTCTACTGCACGACTTAAGTCCGCATATAAAGCTGAAACTGCTTCGTAGTTAGCATTAGGATTGCTCTCCTGAACCCACTTCATGAATACCCCCTGTGCATCCTTACGCCCTGCCATGATGATATTAATGTTGTTAGTGAATGAGCTATCGTTCTTGATTGCGATTTGAGATTTTTGAGAAATCGTCTTCCACATCTTGTCATAGAAAGCTGTACGCTCATCCATTTTTTGTTTGAATCGATTTCTTAAATCTACTTCTTCATTCGAGGTAGAGATTACGCTGGAGAATATTCCAACAAACACGATTGCAACTAATGCAATAATCGAGTACTTAATGATTTTTCCTGTTTCCATTTTTTCTTTTTATATTTTATAGACGCAAACCTAAGTAATCATCCCGGTACAAAAAAATAAATTTCCACATTTTATTGGATCATTTTATAGAATTTTGAATACAACAAATATAAATCAATGTATATGAAGGAGAATCAGGGGTCACGTTTAGTTTCAATAATAGGAGCACCATCATCAGGTAAAAGCACTTTAGCAGCCTCAGTTCACCACAGTTTAAAGATATCAAAGAGAAATTCCATATTCGTCGGAGAAGCAGCTACTGACTACATTGCAGAGTGGGGAATACCTAATACTCCTACTGATCAGATCATAATATTCTACCAGCAACTGGGAAGAGAAAGAATGTATGTTGGGTCTAAAGAATTCATCATCTGTGATTCTAGTTCTATCCTAAACTACTTTTACTTCAGATCTTTATTCAGTCACAATCTAAGTCTGAAGGATATCGCAACGATAAATCATCTTCAGAAGGAAATACTTAAGTCTCTAAACCAGTGGCATAAGATCTACTACGTTCCACCCTTCCTCGAGGAAGATGATCAGAACGATGGTATAAGATACCACAACAAAGAGGAGATTATGAAATTGGACGGGATAATAAAGAATTATCTGGAGCTGGAAAGAATTCCTTATACTGATCTTTCCGAAATCCCTTTAGAGGATAGAGATCGTTGGATCCTTGCAGACCTCACTAAGCCTAAAAAGTAATTATTGTAATTCAGGAAACTTAGCCCAATCTGTTTTGGCTATCCATTCCTGGTTTGATAACACATTTGCTAAAGAGGTGTCTTTAATAGTTTCCCTCCATCCTATCGTTTTGTGGTGATTTAAACCAACTCTGTAATTGTTTAACCCGATCCATTTTTGCATATAAACGTCGGAAACTGCAGAAAGTTCTTTTGCAGCTAATTTACCGGATCTTAGACCTATACCGTAGAATTTAGGGTACAGAGTGCACATCCAAACAGGTATGCCAGGTGTTCCGTCAACTTTAGTTCTGGCTAAGTTCTGAATTTCCTTTATCTGTGCAGCAAAAATGTAGCATTTGCCATCATTTTGAGGAACCCCCTTGATGAGAACCCACCCATTTTGCCTCCAGTCTAATGCTTCCGTGAGCATTTCGTATTCTAAAATGTGATTCATGCTTTATATATCCACCCTTCTTTACCCAAACCCCCTAGGATATATAGAAGAAAAACCAAAACAACTATGAAAAAATTCTTTATGGATCTTCTTTCAGGACAAAGCGACACATCAAGCAAAAGATTTGCTGCCCTATTCACCCTTTTAAACATTATAGCTATAACATGGGTGGCTACTTTCAAAGCTAAAGACTTCGTTACACCTGAATTTATGTACGATTCTTTAGCGCTAATTGCTGGAGGAGGATTAGGGTTAACCGTTATCGAAAAGATATTCTCGGCTAAAAAGACCGGAAAATCTGAGGACACTAAAAAAACAGATATATAAAACATGGAACATTTATTAGAATTTAACTTATTTAACCCACAGCCAGGAGCGGCACCAGCAGGAGAAGAAGTAGCTCCTCCAGTTTTCGGTACAATAGATTTTAGCATGTCAGGGGTATCTGACGATGCTATGAAGCTTATAGCAGGTCTTATGGCTCAGTCAGTATTAGCATCAGGTGAAGCCGAGAGAATAACTAGAATGTCAGACACTGACCCCAATTCAGCAGCATCTTACCTACAGAAGAAAATAGAAGGAATATTGGCGAGCGTACCTGGATTAAATCCCACATTTATTCAATCTATGAAGTCGCAATCATCAAACATTGCTAAGATGATGGTTCAATCTATTCCTGGATTACTTGGTAGTTTAACAGATAAAGATGTGGAAGCAAACGAATTAAAGCCTGATACTTCTAAATCTTCTTTCTTAACTAAACTTAGCGGATTTTTCTCCGATAACCAAGGAGCATAATTAGTATGGGAAGCGTAACATCATTTAATAATTTTAGGAGTAGACTTAATGAGGAAACTGCGGTTAACCTCAAAGGATACACTAAGGATGATGTGGAAAACGCATTTCGAGCTGTTGAAGACGATCTATCTGATTATTATTCTGTAGACGAAGACAATGTAAAGGTAACACTGGAGTGGACATTAAAATATGGATCTCTGGACATAGAATCTTCCTTGGATCACGTTGAATTTAATTTTGATGTTTCAGGATTCTCTAGATTGTTAGTAAGAAATTTGGAGCAAGATCCGGAATCTAAAGGACCCAGATTTTCTAAAGAGGAAGTAGAAAGAGCAATAGATTCTTCCCATAATAGATTTGACGTTTTTGCAGAAAACATCAAGATCAATATCAATAGTGTTGATACCACTTTAGAGGTGAATGAAGATAGATATTCAACAGAACTCACTGTTACTGGAAAGTTGGTTGAAGATTCATTGGATGTTTCTGATGCTGAGATAGATAAAGAAGAGATATTAGAAAGAATAATAACAGAACTCTATAAAACTGTAGCCAGTAGAATAGATTTCTCATAAAAAACGCCATGAAAAGAATTAAATTATTCGAAGACTTCATAAAGGAAGCACAAATAGATCTCACAGATCCAGGCCAAGCAGGTGACGTTTTTGCTGGAGTAATAGCAGGAAATAAAGATATAAAAGAAGAGCCTAAAGGTTCCAACACTGGAAGAATGGTAAATCAATATCTTTCTTCAGTTGGTCTTAAACCAGGCCTACCCTGGTGTGCAGCTTTCGTTTATTACATATTCGATCAAGCAACAAAAAGGCTTCACATAGCTAACCCACTTCCTAAGACTGGTGGTGTTATGAACATGTGGGATTCTTCAGACCGTACCGCAAAAATAGATATAAAAAATGCGAAAGCAAATCCAAGTTTAATAAAACCTGGACAAATATTTATAATGACTCGAAAAGGTAAAGGATTGGGCCACACCGGTATAGTATTAAGCGTAGATGTTGCCAGAAGAGAATTTGTAACTGTCGAGGGTAATACCAATGACCAGAAATCTGGAGAGGGTGATAGGGTAGGTGTTAATAGAAGAAAAATTGATAGCGCTGAGCTAGTTGGATTTATAGATTATTTCAAAAATGATAGAACTCCTGAGTTCGAAAGAGAATTTGCTGCCGCTATCGATAAATCTAAAATACCTTTATCTCCCCTAAATTCTTCTCCTTCGGATCAGGTTGTTAGCGGATACGAAGAAGAACTGGGAAATCTTAAAGCAAAACCTGCAGGATTTATGGCTCGTATATTAGCTGGCGCCCACTCTACAGCCACAGGTAAACTTGCTCAGCCTGACGAGCTACAGGCCCAGATGGACAAGCTTAGATAGATCAGAGCTTAATTATTTCTTTGCTCTTTAATCCACCTATTATACGTCTTCTGCCGTAGGGTTCACCTTTTTCATCTAGCATCCATACGTACGTTTTGTTGAATGTTGTCTCATCAACTAGATATTTCTTTCCGTCGATCTGGTAAATCTGATCAACTTCTAATACTATCGGTTTTTCTTTCTTAGATTTATACATTTTGTGTGTTGTTGATTTCTGGGTATAATTCGTCAATCTCTTCCTGTGACATTCCAAACCTTTCCTTTAACATGTTTGTTATTGATATAGGACCGCCTGTGTATTCTACCGTAGGCCATTCGGTTGCAGATTCGTCTATGATTTTATGTGATATAGAATATTCTTCAAGATAGGCAAAAAAAGATTTGTCGAACTCATCGTTTTCGCCTAGAATTGTTTCAAGAGAGACTGTTACAAATTTAAAATCCATAATCTATTTTCTTCTTTTAGCTGTTTTATATACCTGTGTAGATCCGATAGGTATGTAGGTTCTTGATTTGAATGTGCTGTCCAGATCTGTAGTGTTTAGCCAAACCGGAGATGCCTCTTCCATAACATTTCTTGGTGGTAATCTCTCTGAGCTAATCACTGTATGAGTGTCAACCTTTATGTCAAAAGTGTCGTTACCTGAAACTATAACATCCCCGTCGACAGCCTTATCTATTGCCTTTCCTGTTTCTGATACGCAGGAAGTTGCTAAAAGGCATAAAAAAATTACGGTAAAAAAGATTGTGTTCTTCATTGATTATATTTTATGCTGAAATTTATAATTCGTTTCGGTTTAATGGAAAGAAAGAATTCCTCCTCGTGAAGCTAATTCAAATCCCTTCATGAAGTTATCATAAACACTTTCATAATAGCCTTCATACAGATTTTTATTTTTAATCTTTTCGTGGAAAACTTCTCTGTGATCTACAAAGTCCTTATGGAGCTTAGCGGAAACTTGTGGACCAAAGTTACCTTCACAATCTGAGAAATTAATCAGCTCATAGAAAGGCTTTCCTACATATTTCTCCTCTTCAGCCCAAACTGTTCTTGCATCTGCTCCTAGTATCATTTCGCTTAAGTGATTTCTAAAAACGCTGTAACCCGAATACGATCCTGCTCTAAATCCAATATTCTCAGATTCGCTACATTCTACGTAAGTTCCTTGCTCGATGTCTTTAGCCTGGTCGTTGTAATATTCTCCACGGTAAACGAAAATAGTTGCTTCGTCGAGATTAGTTGTCTTGGTGATTTTGCTGTAAGCTGAAATATCTAGTCCCATGTCTGTTGTATTTTAAAATGGTTGATCGAGTGCTAATGCCATCATGTGGGTTTCTCTTGCTCCCCATTCTTTTAGGATCGAAGCAAATTCATTTCTGGTTAGTCCATTTAGAAAATAGCTTTTCTCTTCAATGAGATAATTTCGTGAATCCTCTGGCTCGTTTAGATCTGTGATGTCGTAGAAATATCCTAACGCATGGTCATGACCGTACGTTAGTTGTTTGTTTTCTTTTCTGATTGTGTATCTGCTCATGGTTGTTGATTGAAGTAGTTGATTTTTTTAGTCTCCATCAATTTTTTGATTTCCTTAGGAGTTTCAGTGACCTCAAATCTAGAACCACTGAAAGTGGTTACTTGGGTGAAAAAATTATCTCCTCTTTGCATCGGGCACATGCTTTCTATGAACATGGAGTTAATCTCCACTGTTCTATCCGATCCGAATGCGTTTTTAAGTTCTATGAAATGACTCATTTTTTAATAGTTTATTATGTGAACCGATAGACCTCTTTCCGTTGCAAGATCTATCATATGTTTTGTACCTCTTGATTCGCCGTCCCAGAATGCTATTAGACAATCTGCGTAATCGGCCATTTCTTTGTTTCTAATGTATCCTGCTGCTTTACCATGTTTATCCCAGTCAGCAGGGAATTGACGCACGCTATGGCCTTTTAAACTGGCGTAGTGCTCACCTAACTTGTCCGCTCCTCTAGCAGTTCCGCTTACAATCTCAGCTTCGCTGACATTTGCCAGTACTTCCTCACACTTTGCGTAAAGAAGTTGGAAATCTGAGAATCCTCTGCTACCTGCTATTATTACTTTCATATAGGTAATTTCTACAATATTAATAAATAACTCCGGAAGAAAAAAACAAAAATGGGAAAACTTTTTATGTTCTCCCATTTTAATTTATTTCTTAAAGATCTTATCTATAAGATGAGTTACTATGTTATGCCTTTTAGTAGTTGTATTAAGAGTATAGTATTTTAAGTGGGCATTTTCTGTTGCTACCAAAGCCATTCTTTTTTTGTAGTGGAGAATGACCTCAGGCATAAAATTCGTTGGACTTATCCCCTCGGTCTCAATTACCTCTGGTTCCATCTCATACTGATAAACTCCTTCCTGTCCTTCAAAGGTATTAGATCCTATAACTATAGACTCGTCATTCCAATGTAGTATTGGATTGATTATTACAGAGAATTTGTTTCCGAGATTACCAACTTTATGTATAAGTCCTGTACTACGATCTAGATCTGGTTGATTTGGGTCGTTGTAAACGAATTGCGGTAGATTCATTATTCTAGCTCCCATAGCAGGTCCTACTATAATAAAATCAGCATCTGATCTTCTCGTTGTCCTATGGATTAAATTAGAAACGGAAACTATCTTTCTGAATATGTCCGAGTCCTCTTTTACCCTGAACTTAGGCTGATATCCAAACCATTCGTTAGCTTTAAAAACTATGGTTGACCATCCAATCTTTTCGTTAACAGTTCCGGCATACTTAATCATGTTATAGATAAGCTTATCCTGACCTCTTTTATCCTCCTCTTCCATAGTAGAGATTAGCATAGCTTTGGGATCTACCGAATGTAGCTTTTCCAGATCTGCTATCTGCTCTTTAGAAACCTTTGATTTAATCATGTAAGTTTCTAACTCAAAGAATTTTCTCAGAGTCTTCATCGAAACAGTATCATTTCCGTCCCGATCCTTTCCGGTGTACTCCATTGCTAAATAGAATATCTCACCTGAACCTTTATCTGTCTTATTCCAACAGATCCTATTTTTGATCTCCTGCATCTTTTATATTTGTTTTTACGTCCTTTGTATCAGACTTCTCTTGAATTTGTTTCAGTAATTCCATACCAAGTAATCCGCTGATTGGACCATTTCCTCCGTCGTTACCTGAGATAAGTACTTCAGGAATGATTTTGATTCCGTTTGTACCAATCATCTCAGTAACTTTTAATTTACCGAAGTTATCAGCTCCCATTGCTTTAACCTGTTGCTCGTAAGCTTCTGCTGTGGATTTACCGATAGCAGCAATCTTAGATGCTTCTGCGTCCCCTGTTAATTTGATCTGAGCAGCATCTGCCTCAGCCATTAACTTCTTAGCTTTTGCCTGAGCTCCAGCTTTAAGTTCCATAGCCTTAGCCTCACCTTCCGATCTCTTAACTGCCGCCTCAGCTTCACGTTGTGAAATCTCTACCGATTGTTGTGCAGATACCATTTGACCTTGCATATCAGCCAGCGCCTTAGCAGACTCTAAAGTCTTACGTTGGTCTTGAGCTTTACGCTGAGTTTCGAATGTAACCTCTTCCTCTTGAGCGATCTTACGATCGGTTAATGTTTTCATTAAAGACTCAGGAGGAGTGATGTCTCCAATCAATGTGTCAACTGCGTGAACGTTGTACATCTCAAGAACTTTAGAGATAGATTCTTTTGCAGCATCCTGACGTTTTTGACGTGTAGACAAGAACGAGATAACATCTGAATCCTGAGCAGAGTTACGGAAGTAGTTACCGATAGTAGGCTCAAGAACTTGCGATACAAGATTCTGCATTGAACCAAATCGGGCAATTACTTTAGGTGCCTCTGGTGCAGGAATGTGAATGATTTGTGATACGTCTAAGTTGAATGGGAAACCGTCTTTAGAACGTACAGTGATCGTGCTTAGTCCTTTATCAAGGTTGTGTGATTCTGTGCGAGCATTTGCCCAGTTCAATACAAGGTTTGTTGTTGGTACAACCTCAATCTTATGAGTATAAGGATTGATTGCGTATTTACCTGGATCCAGCGGAGTGATACAAACACCTTTTTCTCCTTTCTTTACGATATTTCCGTGTTTGAATCCGTCTCCAGTTACGTCTTGTCCTTCCTTACCTACGAAAGAGATGATTACACCTACGTGACCGATTGGAATTTTAGTCATTTCAACTTTCTCAATCTCAACCGCCCAAGGGTTTAATGAGTAGTTACCAGCTTGAATGACTTGGATTTGAAGACCACGTTGCCCTCCGTTAGCTAAAAATTTGTCGAAGTCCTGATAATTATTGTGACCCTCGATAGCATTACCTGCGATGTTACCTTGGTCTAACGGAATACCGTCCAATGAGGTTACCACGCCGACCATACCATCTTCAATGTAGGTGATGTCAGAGATTGCTAAATCGAATAAGTAAGGATTAATACGATAAACCCCGTTATTAAGATATCCAACTTGCTTACCTCTTTGACCTCCGTTTGTTAAGAATGCTCTAGTATCTTGATAGTTGTCGCATTCTACGTGACGTGCTAAGATCGCACCGGTTGGCAATTGCTTACCGTCTTTAGCCGAGAGTAAACCAATTTTACCTTTAGGAATTATAGTTAGTTCAGCTTGTCCAATTGAATACTGCCAAACCCAATATCCCCAATATAAACCAGGGGCTAGAGTATCTGCTTGGAAACCAGGCTCTCCGTTTAGAGCGATGATTTTTCCGTCAGGTAGAGATTTGTTTGCTCCGAAGAGAACAAATTTTTTGGTTACTAAACCGATCTTGTCTTCTGGAATGATTACCATTCCGAAGAAGAATCGTAAAGTGAATTTGTAGAATAGAATTCCTAAGATTGGGATAACCATCCACGAATAGGAAAGTAACATTTGCATTTTGTCTGCCATTTTTCTTTTTTTTAGATTATTGTTTTTTTACAGGATTTTCTTTTTCTCGTACCTGTGTCAACGAGATTTTTATTTATTATCTTCAATTTCTTTTGATATTCTTAACATCTCAGGTAATCCTAATTCTTGCATGCTCATAACCAACTCGCCTATTCTGACGTCCATCTCAAGTGCTATACAACATTCGATGCAAAAATCATCACCTATTTTAAATCCCGAATCTACCAGATCTACTGCTCTATCAAAAGCGGATAGAGTTATGACAGGCCCACCCTCAAGAAATTTACCTTCCCGAAGTTTATTGCAATAGTAAATAAATACTATTGCACCGTCCATCATTTTCTCGTCTTTCCAGTTCACTTAATCCTTTTTGTAGATTACTCCAGTTACTTTATTTTTTGTCCGAATTTTTCGAATATCCCATCCAATCTAGAATCTTGATTGGCTTCCGTTATTGCTTTCAGTATCTCTTTCTCTAAATTCACCTTAGCACGAAAATTCCACCAACTACATTTGATGTAATCGATAACTAGCATTTCCAACTTATGAGATCTTCTTTGATAGATCTCACACATCTCCATTATAGGATTGGTGAGTTCTCTGATCTCTTCGTAGGTTAAGCTATCTTCCATTATTTTACCTCTTTCCATATTTCTTTCTTTTCGATTTGTTTGTCAATTTCCATTTTTTTCTCTACGAACTCAAAAGCTTCCTTAAGTGTTTTTGAACTACATCCTCTTTCTGCATGGGGATCAGTGAATCTTCTGATCATATCTTCACTTCCGAATACAGGGTAATCTAGAATATCTTTTGGTTCATAGATCTTAACCTTACCGTTTTTGATTTCGTATTCAACTACAGGTTTAGGTTCTTCGTTCTCCCCTGCCTCACTATCCATAAGCTGACACTTAAGTTCAAGGAAAGGGAAAGCTTCCGCTATAATAACCCATTCGTTGTAAACAGCCTCTACTAAAGGCCATTTACCGATGTTGTAATTCGAACAACCAATTCTACCGTTCCAAGCACACCAACCGTGAGGTCCTCCGATCCAGGAAGAAGCTATTCTACTATTTGTGAGATAATTTAGTCCCTCTAGAACAGAGTATTTTCCGGTGTATGTGTCCTTGACCTCATAGTAGCCTGCCCAGTCTTTCTCGTCAATATTGTGTCTCTCTTTAAGAGACTTCTCAAGATCACCGAATGTAGATCCTCTGACCCCATAGATGATCTCATTGATATCATTCTCCCATTCCCTGTCATTACAGCTGAAACAGAATCCGTCCGTTCGCACGATTATTTCTTTAGCCTGATCTTCGGTAACAGGTTTACCCTTTACCACTAATGCTGGCCATTTTGGTAGGCCTTTATTGAATAGTTCTGTCTTTTTCATCGAATTATTTTCGTAAAAGTAAGAGGAATGTGCGGGGATAAAAAATTTACTTAATGTTAATCCAAGATATTTCTTTCTGCAGCAGTTTGTCGTTAATAGGAAGGAGATCTAGGCCTAAAACATCGTTAACAATAATCTCCTTTGTTTCTTCGTCAATCTTTCCCCTTAAAGTGGGCCTAATTGTTACCATTCCCTCTTCGAACATTTTTAAAGCGATCTTTCCGTTTTTCGTCATTCTGAATTTGACAACAGCAACAAGAAAATTATCATCTATAAACATGTGGGGAACTGTATGTGAAGCCTCTTCTAGTCTGGTAGTGTACTCGCCAGATTGCTCCATCGAGTCAACTAATTCCCCGCAGAAGTATTCTCTCTCTTCGAGAATCTTAAATATGGATGTAACTGATTTTTCGGTATAAATGTTTCCTACACTATTAGGAACACCTATCTCAAGTATAGGTACTTCTCTAATTATCGATTTTGCATCCTTTATCTTAAGCATTATCCGAATGGATTTGAGATTTGTCTTGTGATAATTATAGAGTCTTCTTCTCCTCTGGATTTTATACCCAGTGAAACAGATTCTCCGTAAGCATCGGCAGCGATGATAGTATCCCCATACGAATCCACCTTGGTGAAGAACGTAACAAAGCCTGCTCCATCACATTTTTGATTGTACCCAACCATTTCGCTATGCTGGATCGCTGCTGAGAAAACAATTGCGCTTCCTCCAACTATTACATACTTTGCTCTAAACATTTTCTTCCTCTTTTTGTTGTTCGTAATTAGGAAAGAGAGATCTTAGATATTCTCTGTTCTGTGTAAAGATTGGTGTTTCTGGATCTGCTTCCCAAACATTTCTTTTATAGGTAGCAGATTCAGGAATGACTACTGTAGTATCGGTTACCTCTGCCATTGTTTCTCTCCTCACAAATTGTTTCTCTACCTTTCTGATAACCGATCCTCTTTTCTCTCTTGGACTGTAATCGTTCCAGTTGATCCCCTTTTGGAAGAGCATTTCCTGCATACCGTCAGTCTTAACCCCGTGTAATTCTTTAGAGCTATAAACACTTTGTGCAGCTGAACTGATAGAGTTTCTTGTAGCGTCTTGCTGTCTCCAGATGAAATAGTTTTCAACCTCAGCTGCAAACGGAATTTGAAATACCCTGGCGTCAAACATAGCCATCGGAAATTGTGAGATCTGTGATTTAACTAAGTCTCCCCCGTTCTTAGCTTCCCTGATCAATCTAAGTTGGTTGAATCTGGCAGTTGCCATTGAAGCAGAAACTGAAGCCATCTTTTGTAGATTGTTATCAAACCAAGCGTGTGTTCCTAGATCATCAAAATCTGTAATTAGAATTGAGATCTCATCTGACTGAACGTATGCAAATTTAGCACCCTGAATATTCTTACAGAGGTAAGCTGCAGTTGCGTCCATGTCTTCCATGAGCCACATATCAAAAGGTCTTTCTAAACCTCTTGTGTAAGTATGGAAAGCCTTTCCGTCGATTCTGATTATTGTGTAACTTCTTCTCGGAAGTTTTGTTCTTGTCCTGTCTTCGTAGAAATCTTTCATTCTATCGCCTAGTGCGTCTTTCATTTTTTATAATTTAGATCCGTTACTGTTTTACTTAATTTAGATAAAGCTTCTTTGTAATACTTCTGGTTAAATCCTTCTTTGTTTCTGGGTGAAGGTAGAACGTGGACGAAGTGATTACGCTGCCCGTATAGCATGTCACTGTCATCATCAATGATAATGTAGTTTTCTACGCCCGACTTGTCCATTAGTTTTTGTTGCTCGTCAGCTGACCAGTTGATATGACGGAACCCCAAGTCATGCTCTAAGTAGTAATGAATTTCCATTCCTCGTGGAATACTTATTCCCGAAGTTCTCATTGACGGGGTGATCCCTATGATTTCACCGTGCATATCTTCAAGCTCCCAAACTTTCTTCATAAATTCAATACCACTTGTTCTCCAACTAGATGAGATAACGATTTTCGCTTCAGTTGCATCAATGAGTTGATTTAGCAGATCTTTGCTGCGTTTACAAAATCGCTGATAGTGATCCTTGCGACCGTCTTCCCAAATCCATTCCTGGTATTGGCACTCACCTCTTCGGTAAGCGTTCTCGCAATTAAGAACTCCGTCTATATCTAAGAATATTAGTTTCATAGATCAGAATTCGGTTGTGTAGAATCTTTAGGATTTTTCGAGAAGTCTATTACTTTTCCCCATTCGTATCGGAAAGCTTCCCCATCGTTGGGATTTCCTGCCAGACGAACATATACACCATCCTCTTTCTGCCAGATCATGACCTTGTTTTCCCTCAAAGCGATTTCTGCTGCTCTGAAATGATGGCGGGGATCTTTAGAATTTGGATCGTATGGAACCTGCTCTGCTTTTCTTTTCTTTACTTCTTCCTTCTCGTTTAAGTTTTGTAACCACACTGCGATTAAAACGATACTTAGTACTGCGATGATAATGTAAGGCATATTATTCTTTTGTTTTAAAATTTTCGCTCATTCTGGCGTAATGCTCCGCCATGTATTTAAACTCTTCAATCGGGCTTAGCCCCGCTGGCATTAGAATGCCATTCTTTTTGATGATCGGAATAAATCCCCTGGTGTCTTCTTTCTCTACCATCCAAAGAAAATCCCCGCCGTCCTTGGTCTTTCCCAGAACTAAATAACCACTGTCATCATTAGCAATGTCCATAACAGTGACCATCTTTCCAGCCAATGCCTCTTTATATTCTTTTTCCAGATTGATTTCCTCACCTGTCAAAAAATTGAACTGGGGATTTGGCCAAATCTTAGTGGCCTCGAATGTTGTCTTTATCCAGACGTTTCCTTTTGGTCCCATAATTATTTTAAATTTATTGAAATTGCTTTAATTTTTTTACATTTTCTAGGATACATTACCCTTATCAGAAATGAAGATATCTTAGCAAATGTACGATCGTCCTTAGTTCCCCAATGAGTACAATTTATTCTATCCATGCAATCCTTTATAGAGCTCTTATTTTTCTCTGGATTATAAATAGCAGATTTATATGATCTTTTGAAAGATCCGATGCAGTGAAGTACCATTCTGTGTGTCGGAATGACCGAAGTATAACAACCATTTCTATTCTCTGCCTCTTTCCATATCTCATATCTCCAGCGAAATGTACTTGGCATATATTGCTTATGCTCGGGATATTTGTAACCCTTCTCTTTAGGCTTTATGTCAATCTTATATTTTCCTATGCGAAATGATATTTTCCTTTCTTCTATCTTTTTCTTTCCCAGATTGTAATAATGATTCCATGAATTGAGAGCGAATCCCATACCAGAAACGCTAGCTTTCTCCAAACGTCGATTGGCTTCAGACCAGCTAACACCCTCCGGAGGATTAGTGTAGCAATCTCCGTCTTTTATCCATGTGAAGTTCAGATACGAAGCTTCGCACCAGTCTACGTTAGTGCACTGGTAACCGTCTTTCATAGAAGGTGTTCCGTTTGGATTTGATACGTGTTCGCTCATATCTTCGTAACGGTCTCTGTGGGTTACCTCTAGTTTGGATTTGCAGACTGGACAATGGATGGATCGATCACTCATTTTATTTTATACCTAAGTAAGTCAATACCGATTTCCATCCCGGAAATTGATCGGTTCCGAAATGAATATGTTCTCCCTCGAAATCAGCTACACCATTGGCAATTCTGTCGTCGATAAGAAAATCACCCTTAACCAATCCCTTGTGATGGCAAAGGATAAGCTTCTTATTGGCAGATTTACCTAAATGTGTTTCTACCCAAACTCTTTTCTCGGCCCATGCATCAGGATTGCTCCAAGGTGGTGTACTTAAAATGTAGGTCTCGTACTTGTCCTGCAAAGCAGCCCATGCACTTATTGCACCTTCAATAGGCTCAAGATCTTTGTATGCAGTCGGATGCTTAAATAGGCTATGTCCCTTTATCCCTTGTGCTTCTAATTCTTTAGCTCTCTTGTCGAAGTCACAGATAACCCCGTCCATGTCGATTAATACGATAGGCTTTGTTATCTTAATGCTTGCTCTTAACCACGGTTGGCTCATATCTCTTCCTCTGTTTGTAAATTTTCTACTATGGTAAACATAACGGGAAATGCGTACATCAACTTGTTAGTCTTACCGTACTCCCCCTTCCAAAAGCAGTAAGCTCCGTTAACGACTGTTAATTCTCTACATTCAATGTTCATCGTTGTTTGAGAACCCTCAATTCTACATACTACTCTATATTTTTCCATGTCTTTCTGATTGATAATTATTTCCAATTAATTTTAGGACAATACTTGTTGTATTTTGCCTTTAAGAATTCCGCGATAATGGAGGGTTCTTTTTCTTTCACAGGTTCCCAAATTCGACGACCACTTTCGTCATATTTAACATGGCGATTTTCCCACATCTCTTTGGACCATTTGAATAGTGCAATACAACCGAATACAAATGCAGCACCCCAGCCAATAAATCCAGCTGCGAGAGCATGAAACCAGAGACTATCTTTACCAGGTTCTGCAAAGAATAAACCAAACCATGAAAGCATGCAGATTAACATACCTAATATAAACCAGATGATAAATCCTACCCCTGATCGTTCGCCCATGCTTCTGCTTTCTGACATTCTAAGATCCATCAAAATTGATGGTAAAGAAATGATGGTGTAAGGTAGGATAAAGACCCACATTAGGACCAATTTCCAAAAATAAGGGCATAGACTTTGTGGCATTTCATTAGTTGCATAGAACCATCTGTACAATTTTGCTGTTTTTGAATTAATGTTTAAATTCATTTTCTTCTTCTTTTTTGTGTTAGTTATTTACTTTTTGCTATTTCTTAGGTAATCTAGCTCAAGCTCAAGTGTTACGATTTCGTTTTTCCATGCTCTAATATCGTAAGCGTCTCTTGGATCCTGATCTGGACTTTCTTTGATGTACCCTTTAATTTCCGAAATCCTATCTAGAATTTTTTTCTCCTGGTAGCCTACTGATGATGTCGTGGGTTTCCCCTTCGTCTCTATCCACGAATTAAGTTCGTTGTAAAGAATAATATCGTCGGGAAATGTTGGTCCTAGCCCTTTGAACATGTATGTGAGCTGTTTAGCCCACCATAGCTTGAAACCAAATGGTAGCTTGTGTAAATGCTTTTTCATGATTTTTATTTTTCAAAAAGATTAATGAGATATTTGTACATTTTGTAGTATTCGTGACCTGGATATTCAACACCATCACCTCTAAGACCAAGTGCTTTGGTAAACTCAGTATTTTCTTTTTTGTACATCTCAAACATACGACTCTTGGTCATCTTTGAGTACTGGACGTTGGCAATACGATCGCAAAGTTTAACAAAGACTGCACCTGGAGTGTTACGGATTCCTTCGTAGTATTTGTCGTTTGCTCTTTCTTTACGATTCTTTCCTTTCTCGTTTGAAACAGCATAGATAATATCTGCAGCTTCTTGTCCAAGTATTTCCTTAACATCGTTATAAGAATTGCGAGTGTCCTCGATTAAATCGTGACCCCAAGCAGCTCGTAAACAAGCAGTTCGTAGAGTTACTGTTAGATCTTGGCCTTTTTCAATTTCTTGTTTTCCCGTGTAATAATCTACTTCATTGTCAAGAAGATGTTGAAAATCTTTTGCGGCATTTGCAACCATTCTTAAATGGAATTCATATGGCAGATAGGTATCGTACCAATGATTTGTTTTAGCGTGCTGATCTACGCACCATTGTTGCATGTTCATCTTAACTTAATTTTTTGGTTTATGTTCTGAGAATTGGAAATGTTCAATATCATTTTATTGTCGACATAGACAACTACAGTCTTATATTGAATTTCTTCTCCAGCGTTAACGAAAGAAATGATGTGTAGTTCGTCTCCGTCATTTACGTTTTCGAGAGTAAATGTTGGATTTGTGTTGTAGCCATACATGGAGTCGCTAAAACAAACACATTGTGTCTTGTTTAGGTACATCGCAGTGTTGGATGGCTTTACGTAGTTTCCAGACTGATCTACTGCAAATGTTATAACCCTTACATTGTGGGTTGTTGCTGCCTTGGTGCAGCCAATGATTGTGATAAGAAAAATTGATAATAGGAATCTCATACCTTATATTTTAGACAAAAATAAGGAATGATTCCGAGGTAAAAAAATACAATCTATTTTAGTCCCAATTTCTTCTGAAAGGGTTTCCGCAATATCGTCTATGTAGTATGAGATTCTTTGCGGTATTCTGTTGTCGAATGATTTAGGCCAATACTCAAGAACAAATTGCTGGGGATCAGAAACCTCAACGAAATCCACATCCATCGTTCTTGCATTGAAGTGAGATATTATTGTGGGTTTTAGATCATCTAGAATTTTAACCAGCATCTCCACCCCATCATCTTCCTTCTTATCCCAAAGCTCATATACTTTAATGTTCCTCATTAGAGATGCTTTAATATTCTGGATGATCTAACGTATGCTTTCACGATCTTAACGATATCCGTTTCCTCCATCTTTTCTAGCGATCTTATGATGGAATCAAGTGTTTCTCTGTCCTCTATATCAGAAATTGTATTTAGTATAGTTTTATCTGATGCGTAGATTTCCGCTATGACCCATCCGATATTTGTTTCCTCTAATTCGGGTAATTTTCCTTCATAAAAGAAAGAGTCAACCACACTTCTATAATTTTCCAATATTCTCTTTTTCATCGTTGGTTTTAGAGAATCCGGAATATTTTTTTTACCCACCTGGATCATGACTCTAACCTTCTTGATTTCCTTTATGATCTCTTCGATAGATTGATTTACCACCTCTAGAACCTGATCTCTGCTATCAGCACTCCATTTTACTTTAAATTCCCTAGTATTTCCTCTGTGTGATAATGATCCGGAGTCTAATATGTCTGAGGTGTGCTTTCCTATTTCCAGCTTGCGATCTCTGGTAAAATGTATTATGATATTGTTTGTCTCTTCAAAGTAGCTTGGAACAAACTCTATCTCTGTCTTCTCTAGAAGCTTAATATATTTCTCAAGATCTTTTGTGGATATCTTCGCATAGAAATAATCGCGACTATTTAAGTGTTTGAATATTCCTTCCGATAATCCTGATTTTTTAAGAACACTTAATACTTTACAGTTATTCTGAATATAGTCGATGTCCTCCTGAGTTAAGTTATAAGTCTCCGGAGTTTCTGACTCTGCCAGCCAATTCTTATATTTCAGTAGGTGATTCTGCATTCTCTATATATCCCTCGGAGACCTCTTCTTGTGGGATAATGGTTACCTCAGTAACCTCGGAAGACTCCTCTATTTTTGCTGGTTTTGCTGATTTCTCTTTAAATGGAGATATTTTCTTATAAATACACTCTATTTCCTCGAATGATAGGTTGCTCTTCTTACCGTTTATATCAACTGTGCAAGCAACGACGTTTCCTTCTACATAGCCTTTAGCCGAATCAACCCTATCAAAGCTTCTGGAATAGTTACCCTCCTCCTCGAATTTTTTATTGGTGTAATAGCAGGTTTGGTAGCTTAGTAGTTTTTTAACTGATTCGAATGATAAATTAAATTCTAATTTTCTATCTGCTGCACTTTGGTAGATCTTTAGCATCTTTTTAGCTACCTCTAAATCACTGACCTCTTGATCATTTTTTTGCTCTATTTTTGGTTTTGTTTGGTTTCTCTTCGGTTTATTGTTTTTTCTTTCCATATATAAAAGATGCGTTACTTAATTTGTTTCCTACTATTTATCCCTTCAATTTCTTTCGCTCAAATCAAGATAGACAAGGCCGGGGATTTCTGGGATCTTAAAGTTGATTCAGCCTTAAATAAAATAAAAATGGTCGACTCTGTTTATTATAGTCACATACTGGAAGTTTGTGACACAATTTCATTCTGGGCAGGGAACTTTTCTAGTTGCTATGGAAGCTATGGAAGGAAGGGAACAATTATTATCTCATCTAAAGATATGAGATCTAATGATATAGACGACATCTGCGCCGTGCTTGTTCATGAGTCACTTCACCTAAAATTATTAATGGATGGGGTAGAGATGGACGGTAATGATGAGGAAGCACTTTGTTATGCTTATGAAAGGGCTTATTTATTGAAAGTACCTGGTGTTAATGAATATCTGATAAAACACGCAGAGAATCAGATAGTTATAATGAAGGCTAAAGGAAATCTATGTCCTCAATATCCTCCAGATCGTATCCAGCATTAAAACTTCCGGTAGCGCTAACAGACATAACATATTCTTCGCCGTCAGAAGTTTCGTAACTTTCGAAGATCAGAGTTGTCATCCCGTCTTCGCGGAATATCTCGGTCTGTTCGAATTTTCCATTAACCATATTCTTACCATTCCAGAATAACATTTCGATGTTATTCTCATTAAACTCATTAAGAGCAATTTCTTGCATGCTTGATTTATTCAGAACGTCATAAGAAACTATCCCGTTGTGTATATTAATACAGGATTTGTATCTCATGAAGTTGGATACTATTATAATGGTTAAGCCATATTCTAGATTTTCTATTGGATTTGAATAGTCTATATTACTAGCTGATATAAGAGCTCTTAAAGCTCTTTCGTCCATATTAGGATATAACTCAATCTCGTAATTCTTTTCTTTTAAAGATCCGATTAGACTTATGATTTTTTCAGGGGTGTAATTTTTTCCAAGCTTTGCTTTGAATTTTTGACCATACCTTCTCCTTTTGAAGATATCTACCGCATCGAAAAATTCAGCAATCTCCAGAGCTAGATCCTCCTCCTTTGGGTGGCTAAATTCTTCGTACAGTTTAAGATTTTGCATGGATTATATATCCCAGCCACCCCTAACTCTCTTCTCCCATTCCCATGCACTTTTAAGAATGTCAAGGGTGGTTAGCTTAGCCTCCCATCCTAGAATTTCTTTAGCTTTCGAAGGATCACACCAAACTTCAGCTGGATCCCCAGGTCTTCTATCTGCTTTTTCACAGACAATAAGATCTGGCTCAACGTCCATGACGAAAGTTTCTATCATTTCATAAACAGATGTGCCTTTACCTGTTCCTATATTGAATGTCTCAAAGGTGTGAATTTCCTGCTTATCTAGCCACTCCAGTGCGGCCAAATGTGCTTGGGCTAGATCTGTTACGTGGATGTAATCTCTAATAGCAGATCCATCTGGTGTTGGATAATCAACCCCTGTAACTTTGATTGGCTGTTCATAAACCCCAGCAGCTGCCTGTGTGATGATCGGAACCAAATTGCCCGGCTTTCCTTTTGGACTTTCTCCTAACAGATATGTGTGATCTGCTCCTGCTGGATTAAAATATCTTAGAGCTACAGATTTTAGATTTTTTACTGCTGTGCAGTCTTCCAGTATCCATTCTCCCATAATCTTTGAACAACCGTAAGGAGTAGATCCCTTTAATATCGGATGGACTTCATTGATCGGTAAATAGTTAGGATGTCCGTAAACTGTCGCAGAGCTAGAAAATATGAAATTCTTTATGCTTAAGATTTCACAAAGTCTAATTGCAGTCATCAGGGAATCTACATTGTTTCTGTAATAAGAAAGCGGATTCTCTTTTGATTCTGGTGAAGATTTGAAAGCTGCAAAATGTATAAGTGCATCTGCATGTCTTGCGTGCTCACCTATGTCATCATAAATGTGCATAGGATTCTTTAACATCGATGCCTCGTAGAAGAAAGGTATCTTTCCGGAAGCCTTATATATGTTATTAATAGAATCTCTCGAAGAATTGGAAAGGTCATCGATTATAATTACCTCGTGTCCTGCTCTGATAGCTTCAACCGCCGTATGTGAACCGATGTATCCGGCTCCTCCTGTGATTATTATTTTCATATACTGTTTTCCAGATCCTCCAAAGAGGCTAAGATTTTGTGAGATGCGATCTTAGCCCAATCATCAGGTAAACTCTTTGAATGCTTAGTGTACTCTGATTTTATTCGGCTCTCGATCATTAATGCGATTCTTTCCTTTCTGCTCGGTTTGATTGGTCCTTTAAGTTTATCGACTCTTAATACTGAACCTTGTCCGTGCATCACCTGGATAACGTATGATCCGATGTAGTATGCTTGACCTGTGAAGTCATTCAAATACTCTTCGTCGTCACACTCTTTGCAATGCTCCTCCGCATAGTTGAATGCTAACCACAGAAGTCGTTCTCTTGGCTCGTATCCTCTCTTATACTCCCTGTCCCGATACTTGTCAGATTCATACCATGCACAAAGTTTTTCGATTGCTGCATCCATATCGGGTTCAGCCCACTTCTTAAACCTATCGACCCAAACCATTTTATGGTTCATATCGTTTCTAAGTTTTTCCGCGTACTTCTCCAATGAAGCTTTACCTTCCTCACTTTCGAACCAATCGCTTATATCTTTTAGGTTCTTATTCATCTTCTTTCTCCACTAAGTATTTTGCACACTTGTATCCAATAAACATTCCAATTGAAATACCTAAAAATAATCCTCCGAAGAATAATGTAATCTCCGTTGTTGTAAAAACCTCACTAATTCCTTTCATGTTACTTCTCTTTTAATAAAAACGTATTTGATATAGCTTTAAAAGAAATGCTCTTGTCCCTATTTCTGATAACTATACCCTCTCTATCTGTTCCCTCATTCAATCTTGATTTACCGTCAGCATATCTGATGATCTCCTCGATTGTTGGAGGTAATTTGTAATCGTAATTAACGACAGGCACAAGCTCCAAAGGCTTATCGTCTACATTTATTTTGTGTAGAAAATGAACCATGTCATCAAGACTAAGATACTCTTGCTTGTCGATGTTGAAAATGTTAAAGATCAATACAGTTTGACCTTTAATTTTATAGGGGTTACCCTGAACGCCTTCTCCGATAAGCTCACCTTGGATAGAGTAATTCTCCCCTATGTTTCTTAATTTCTCTTCGATAAGCAATTCTCTAGCAACCTTCCAGAAAGTATTTCCCTCTGTTTCTAATAGCTCCAAATTTCTTGAACACACGCCAAATACACCATCCTTGAAATAATATGTAGCTGAACTTCCGTCGAGTTTTTCTGTTACGTAATAGTGCTTATCAAGCATGCTGTCGTATTCCTTAGTCATGTTCTGGATTCTCTCCTCGTCCGTTTTTCTAATGAAACCTGGGAATAGACCTTTAACCTTTCCTGCAAGTTCTGCTGGAACTGGTGGCTCGTACTTAAGAACACCTAGGTATTCTGTTACATCAGCACCTTCCTCGATAACAAAAGCGTCATCATAAGGTCCAATCTGAAGCTGATCTCCCCAAGGCTGCTTGCTGACACCGATTACGAATTCATCTGGACCTTCCAATATATTGAGTGGAAGACAAAGTCCTTGAGAAACCTGGCCTCTTAATTTGATTGTCTTTAATCTGAATCCTTCGACATCACCCATCTTTTTATAAGATGATTTTCTAAGAAATTCGAATTCTTCTCTCACAGGTAAGAACGAATCAATTTCGAAATAAACACAAAGATCCCCTTCATTAAATTCTCCCTTCTTAGAAACAACCTTCCAAGAGTTAACAGTTACGATTTCTATTGCGTCTGCTCCCTCGATGGGAAGTATGTTTCCGATTCTTTGTATGGATGCTAATTTCCTTTCCATTCTTATTCTATTGATTTTAATAATTGATCCGCCCAATCGTGGGATTTTTTACATCTTTCGATTTCTTCATCAAGACTTTTTTGACTCCTATTTAGATTATCTTCGTAAGATTCTCTGAGATCTTTCTTAACAGAGTCCAGATCAATAGGGGTATCTAATTTTTTATAAAGACGCTCAATTTCTCCTTCATAATATTCAACGTCACCATCATATTTTATTGTTTCGGTGAGTTGTTGAATCATAAAATTCTTAAATTCCACATGATCTGTGGTTGGTGGTTCCCACTCAGATGTTTCTTCCAGCAAGGAATCTAATCTCTCTCTAGCTTCTTTAACCTTTCTCATTTTTTCGGAGTAGTATCTGATATCATCCTTTATTTTCTCGTGCTCCTCTTTAATGAAGTGCTCGTCAGGTAGCGTATCGAGTTCTGCAAGATTTTTCTTTGCTTCCTCAATTCTTTCGTAATAGAAATCGTCTGGAACCCTGTGTTCATATTTCTTGCTCAGAGGTTCGTCTCTCATATGAATCGCTGCCCCGAAAGCTCTCATGCAAATCTTTGCAAAATCTTTGAATGTTTTGGTGGTTCCGTCAACCACTCCTGC